GACGCAAACTGGTTACCAGTGATAAAATCTGGATTTTCAGTATCATTTTCAAATCTAGAATATGTCAGAACGTTATATGCACCTAGTTCTCTATAGATATCAGCACCATGACCACCTTGTGGTGGGACAATTACATTAAAAATTGGTAAAGTTGTACCAGTAGGAACTCCACCAGATTCCCAATCAACAGAACCAAAGGTATATCCAGAACCTCCTTTGGAAATATTAATACTTTCTACTTTAGAGTCATTGTTGATAACAATGGTTGCTTCTGCACCATTACCATCGCCCTTAATAGGGACTCTAGTATATGTTCTATTGGCAGTACCAATACCAACACCGCGGTTTCTGATTGTGACGACCTTTAATTGTCCACTGTTTGCAGCATTATCTCTTATCGGAGAATCTTTAGTGTTTGTATACCAATCATTAGGAACAGGAATATAGTTAGTCGAATCAAACTTAATTGCCTGACTTGGACTGATGGTATAGAGGTATTTCCAAATGTAACCATCACCACTACTACCCGCCTCTCTTGGTTCTAGATCAGTGAAAGTTGGTTCGTCCAGAGAAGGACTACCAACAAAGTTGTTTTCGGGGTCAGCACCATTATAGAGACAAATATAGACTCTATAATCACTATTCATTACATAATAATTAGCAGAATATAAGTCAAACGAACCCGAAGGTTGTGAAGGATTATTTCTACTAATATCATGACGGTACATGTCATAGGTGGTACCCGATGTCCAAGTTACTTTCCTAACAACTTGACTTACATCACTTGCATTTATTTTTTTCAACGCAAGCATTGAATCCCATGTGTTACTGTAGGTTTCAAAACTATCAATCGGAGTGGGAGGATTAGAATCCCAGTTCGATTGATAATCAGTTGCATTAGGAATACCAATGAATGTATAATAAGAGTTTGAGCTGGACTGGATACCGGCAACAAAATTCTTAGCATTCAATATTCTAAGTTGATCAGTAATTATTGCTGCCATTTTGTTAGGACTTTTTGTTATTTAGTTAGTTAAATAAAATCGTTTTCTTTCAACAGTAGGTTGCCCCTTAACTGACACAATATCACTCTAATCCATTATAAACTTATTTAGACATAGTTGTCTGATTTAAGAGGACTATTTCTACTAACAAGACCAGAAGTTGATATTCCTGTATATCCATTCGATGTATATGCAGTAAATGTCTCAATTCCTGTTCTTGTATTAAAGAGAATCTTACCCCAACTATATTGTCCTGTAGCAGTTGATCCATAACTAATACTACCAATAGAACCAACATTTGTTGTAATTCTTCTGACAGCTGTAATACCATAACCAGTAACGGTGATCATTTCTGTCGATACTGCCGCAACCTGATAGACTGCGTCAGAGTAAGTAATGGCAGTTCCAACAACATTGGACGTTGTGTCCTGTGTATTAAATGATCCCCCAGCGTCAATATTAGTATCAAATACAGTTAGATAATCACCAACATTAATTGTACTGACTGTAATACCAGTTCCAATCAAATATCCATCCCTCATAAATGAATCTTCTGGAATAAAGAGGTCAAATATGTATTTGTTTTGTGAACCAACCTTTGTAGTATTGAAACCAACAATGGTTCCATAATCTCCACTATAGGAATTGATAGGAATTAATTCCCTAACAACTTCTGGGGTTTCAATAAGAACAACTGGTGGATTGGAAGATGTATAACCTGCTCCAGGATTTACAACTGTGATTGTATTGACCGATCCACCAGAGACAGTTGCGGTTGCAGATGCCCTCTGTGTCAATCCAATTCCTACAGGTGTAGAAATGACGACCTGTGGTGCAACTGTATAACCAATTCCAGGATTGGTGATGTTGACAGAAGTAATTGTTCCTGCGGAAGAAACAATTGCTGCAGCAGTTGCTCCAACCAAAGTATTTTGTGATACAATGTTAATGCTGTTTTGGAAGGATCTTGTAGTCGCTTCGTTCTCTGCCCCATAAAGAGGTCTTACTGAATCAACATATGCAACGGTTGATGCCAAACTTACTGGTTGAATCAGATAGGATGAAGGGTAGATCAGAGGCTCATAATGAGTTCTGTCCTTACCAACAACCTCACCATCAATAATCTTATCGACAAGTTGTTTACACCAGGTAACAGGTCTTAAGAGATTTGCGTCAGTTGTAATACCTGAACCACTATAAGGATTGGTGAATACAGAATCAATAGTGATAATGTCAGTAACTATTCTCAAATCTTCTTCAAGACTAATACCCTGACCAAGTTCTGGGTTATTGTCAATGTCAAGACTATCACCAGGTTTGACAGTTTCTAGAATATCAACGAATCTAACGTCAACACTACCGGTTCCTTTATAGAACAAAATCTTAGATGTATCACCTACCTTAGGTGCCTCAGTAAATTGAATGATACTACCACCCTTGAAGATATATGCACCTCCAGGAACTTGTAGTATATCATTGATGAAGACAATTAAAGTTTGTTCAACATCAACAAGAGAACCTTTTGCAGCAACAATTGTAAATGGGTCTTCATTAAGTGTTATTTGGAAGTTAGTCTTCTGACCATCAAACTCATTATCAAGAGTATCGAGAACCTCTAATTCTCCAACAGACCAAGAGTTGAACTTATCATCATAAACTTCATCGATCAGAAGTTGGAAGTTTTCAAATGTTACACTTGGATCAGTAGGAATACCAGTAGTTCCACCAGATTCAATTGTAAGTCTCTCACCATTACCATAACCAAATCCATAACTTCTAAGTGTGAAACTAATAACACTAGAACCTTGACCAACTACAATATCAACAGTTGCACTTTGGCCAGAACCAACATAACCAGGTGAGTAACTCAAAGGAATATTATCATAACTCAGTGGTTCATCAAATACCAAGTCTGGAAGATCTGTTCCCGTATATCCAATACCTGGATTTGTAATGGCAACACTTACAATATGACCACCACTGACCGCGGCAGTTCCAATAAATTCAATATTAGGAACACCTGTACTATAAGTCTGAACACCAACATTAACAACAGTTTGAATACCAGATCTATAACCAGAACCAGAATTTGCGATACTGACATTGGTAATTGTTCCAGTAGCAGAAACAGTTACGGTTCCACCAGCAGAAACAAGAGGTTGATATCCAAATCCATTAGAAGACCCAACGGAAACCATCAGACCACCAATTGGGTACTCACCATTATTTGGATCATAACCAGTAGGAAGACCATTATTACCAGTGAATGTGATACTGGTAACACCAGTATTTTCGGCCATTCTATAATCACCAACTTGAAGTGAAGGTGGCTGATTTCCCGTAGGTTGTTGTAAGACACCGTTAATAATAACAAATGGATTTTGTGTCGCAATACCAATAACATCAGAACCACCAACTTTCATACTAAATTCACTTCTAATACCAGTGAACTGATTAGAAATATTATCATAGATATAATTTTGATAGTATGTTTCATTGGTCGAATTTATAAGACCAGATCTTATAAACGATCTTCCTTGGAAGGATGAGTAACTGGTAATACCAGTCCAATCAGTTTCATCAGGATTTTCTGCTGTAGTGACACCAGCTGGCTCTGGACCTTTAGGTGCAGATGCAAAGTTCAAGGTGTTTCCAATAATATTATACTCACCACTTAGTTTTTCGACTAAATCACCAGCAGAGTGTGATCCTCTTAAGGTTCCCAGTCTTCCTCTACGAACATTGATTGATGTTGTATTACCAACCCCAACAGATGAGACAGTAACAATCTCATCACCAATACGAAGGTTATCGCCAGTGAAGATTGAAGTGATACCTGTGAGTAGGATGTCCTGTTGGAATACAACATCTTGTGCGAGAGTTGTTGTATTACCAAAAGAAACAATTGGAGATTGGATAATATTATCAACTGCAAGAAGAACCTTCTGATTCTGTTTTGTTGCAGTAATACTATGTCCTGCACCAATACCAGTAGATCCGATACTTAGAACAACTGGATCAAGTTTCAGAGCATTTTCACTAGTAGTGGCAAACTTAAGATCCTTACTATTTGGAGCAACGACATATAGAGTTGTTGGTAACTTGTCAGTAAGACCGATACCAGGAACTGTTGTTGCGGCAATACCAATTGCTGAAGTTGTTCCTGCACCAGGAGAACTATAAACAACTTCCTCACCAGTTACAAAGAAGTGATTTGGAATGGATATACTATTATTTGTTGTTGAAACGATTCCAGGATCACTACCATCAAATCCTCTCAAGAAAATCTGATCACCCTTATGCTTCAGGTCAAATGATGTTGCAAGATCAAGTAAAGTTCCTATGTAAGTTTTTTCATCACCGTTAATACGCAAATTATTCAAATTGATAAGATCTGGTCTACCACTATCGGTAGAGGGTTCCATACCGATAGTGAATACTCTTACCTCAACATCAATACTTGTATTAGGGGTATATGTGAGATTAAGAATACCACTAGTCGTATCAATACCAACTTGACCTAAAGAACCACCACTCTTAACGTTTGCATATTCAACAAACTCAGATGGAGTAGTAACAGATTGAAGTGTGATAACTTCAAATGATTCATATTCGTTATTAGTGGTATCTTCCACAGTGACAATGTGATAACCAGCTTCTGTTATTCCAGAGTAACTGGCGATTGTATTCGCGGTGGGAGAACCAGATGCGGCGATTGAAGTAAATTTGGAATCTAGTTTTGCACTGTTTAGATAAGTTGTTCCTGCAACACCAGTATTATCGGAGGTAGCAATAATAGACGTATTGACAGTAAGTCCGACCCCAACACTTGGAATGAGATCAACGTCAATGTTACTTCCATCGACATAAGCATTGAAAGTGCCAAATCCAGTTATATTGGTAGAAATGTTACCGTACTCCAATAAATACACGTTAGTTCCATCGTGAATCAGATTCAGTTCATCTACAGAGTAGTTATTAGTAGTATCTTCAATTTGTACAAGTAACTTGGCAGATCTATAAGTATTTGGAATGGAGGCAATTGTTGTAGTTGTGCCGGCAGAAACATTGACATGAGTACTATCAACTTGAATAATATCACCGAATGAGGTTGTACCTACACCACTAATATTGTCAAGAATACTAAATGATAAAGTATTTACATCGTAAGAGTTATACGCAAAATTGATTGGATAGAATCTTAGTAACCACTTTGTGGGGTCACCACTTATAACGAAGTCAAATGAGCCCAGATTATTTCCACTATCAACCTCACCATATTCTGAAATATGTGCTGTATTATTGTCATGAAGAACAGAGACAAATTCGATTTGTCTCTGGTTAGTCAGAACCTGATCTCTACAATATGTAAGAATTTTATTATAGGTATGACTTGTAGGGAAAACACCTACATTAGAGTATTTCTCCAATCTTACAACACTGTTGAAAGTGTCACTGAAATCATCAATACTCAGAACCCTATTACCAAAAGATTCGTTATAATCTACAAGAATTTTATTATCAAAATTAATTTGATCGGAAGTTAAATTACTATCAACATAAAATGAATTTTCTGATACGTTATCAAAATCGTGCCAACAATGAATACTTGACTCACTAATGACATCAATGACAACTTCAACATCAGATTGTGCAGAAGTTACAACTAAACCACCTGGGGTTTGTTCTGTAGATTCTACTCTTAGATCTGCAAACTTTGCAAGGCCTGCAACGTGACCAAGACTACTGACCGCATCATCCCACTTATCAAAAGCTACACTGGATTTAAGTGAATATGAAAGATTTTGATAATATTCATTATTCGGAATTCTCTGAAGACTATCATTCAAGAATCCAGAGTTTGTTTTCCAACCATTAACAAATGTCGTTCCTGCACCCGTCGAAACAGTTGAATTGAAGTTTAATTTGTTCTGAACAATGACTTCTGTTCCAGAAGACCCACCAATAACTTTAGAACCAATTTCAAATTCATTAGGAGTAGAAACTACTAATCTTCTGTTAGTTGGATTCCATCTTTCAACAACACCTTTCTTAGTACCAGAAGTTACAACCTCGTCAATATTGAATTGATTTGGTTTTAAGGTAATGTCAAATACTGGGAAGTCGCTTTCAGGAATTGCTCTACCTACAGATCTTGTAGGATCCATTATACCTGGGTTCTCACCAGACCTTAGGTATCCATTAAGATTGTAGTCGAAGTATGCACCAGAACCACCAATTTGAGAATCAAATCCAGTTACTTCGAATAATGTATAGTTGTAATTTTGAGAATTGTATCCCCTACCTGTAGAACCGATACCAATAGAGATACCTTCGATCAGTACCTTTTCTCCGGTTCTGTATCTAAAGTTTTGTGGTTCACTAAACTGAGCACTCAAAAATACTCTGACATTTTTAGTAGCTTCTGTATAGACAACTGAAGAAATACCTACACCGTTAGAGTTTTTAACTGGGATGATCGTTGGAATGTTACTATAAAGACCATTAGTATTTTTAAGAATCTTGACTTCAGTATCACCAAGAGTGTATCTGATATCTACATTCTCAACAACTTCACCAGTAAATCCATCAAGAATAACTAATTCTGGATTTACCAGATAATTTTTACCAGAAGAAGTGATACCAATACTATCAAATGACTGTAGTGCTTCTACTTCCAAAATCTCTGGAACATTTGTAACAACTTTAAGTGTTTGATCAGTGGGATAATTAAATCCAATATCCTCAAATTTGGTAGAAAGAACTTCACCAATACTTTCACTGGTTAATGTGATTATTGCATTACTACCAATACCACTTCTTATTGAAGTAATACCAGGAAACTCTTTATAACCGGTACCACCGTCACTAACATCAATTTTTGCAATAGGACCAAATGTACTTCTAGAATTTGTGGTGTACTTACAAATCGAATTAGAAGAATTGTATAGAGAAACATCGGGCACATCCTTAATACTATATTCAAATGTGGTTGTTCCTACACCAACAATGTTATAGTTACCATCATATAGTGACTTAATAACTTCAATACCGTTATATGAACTTACGTCTTCATCAATAACAAGATCTGATTTGATTGATGGAACAATATTCAAGAAGTCCACATCAAACTTGTAGTATAATTGTGTTGGGACAGAATCACGAACATTTAACTTGAGAGTTGCTGTTGTATCAATACCAGGTCTCCCACTCTTGACAACATCAAAAGTACTTGTTTTACCTGCAGTAAAGAAGATATTTGAATACTCTCTGTCAGAGAATAGATTCATATCAAAGGCAGAGTATCTGGCCCCACCACTAATAAATGATAATGAACTGTCAGAAAGATCGAACGTAAGTGTATTATTTTTCTTGGTTTGAACCTGTGGATTAATCTTGGAGAGTGTTCCAGTAGAGGCACTAGTAATATCAATGAAGTTTGGATTCTCTAAGTTGACCTCATATTTTTCTCTTACTAGTCTTACCATAGTGTCGTTGAAAGGAACTATGTAATAAATTGTATTATCTTCAAGACCACCAGAAGGGGATGATGAAGTGTGAATAACTTTGTCTCCAAGTTTAAAGAACTCATCGGAGAAGGTAATAGAGTTTCTTACAATATCCACATCACCGGCAGTAAATGATCTTGGATCAAATACAATTCTTCTATTATAATCATCATACTTAACAATTACTGTATCTTCTAAATTTGGTTTAATTTCAACATTAACTAAATCTCCTCTTACCAACCCATGAGTGGAAGAAGTTGATACTGTTACAGTATTTTTGGAAACCTCTGCAGTAACTACCTTGTTGAGGTTTGTGGTGAACTTATGAGTATTACCAGTACCAACATTGGTAAAGTAAAGAAGTGATGTGGAAGTATTAACACCAACATAAACTCCAGTACTACCAAGTCCTACTTTATTGGAACTAATACCAATACTATTCTTAGATAGTGGAACTGCATAAAGTTTTTGGTATGTTGAGAGATTTACATAACCTGCAGATGTTCCATTCCAAACCTGAACAGATGATCCACTGTTTGTAGAGTACAAGATTGGATCATTCAACTTCAAATCATGGTCAGGATAGTAAATACTTTGTGGTTGAACAAATACCTGAGTCAGACCAACACCTGGGTTTGAGAATGTAATGGTATTACCAATACCTGTTCCCAATACAGTTCCAAGACCAACAGACTCTGCAGGATCAAAGTAGAGAATATTGTTAATATTGAATGTTCTAGTAGTTTTTAATGTACCAACATTGATACTAAACTTTTTAGGATCCTCAAAGAGGATGGAAGAGTTTGTATGTGGAGCACCATTAGATCCTTCTACAGCTCTTTGAACTCTGATTCTTCCTGTCTTCTTGTCAATGTTTAGAACTTTTACTTTCTCATTATCAACTTTAAAGATATCATCTGGTCTGATATATGGGAACTCAAGGAGACCATTAACATATAGATATCCAACATCATTAGTATTTGCAGTAGAAATACCAAGAGTCAATACAAAGTTGTCAGTTCTAACACCTACACGATAAGACTTATCAAATCCTCTAAAGTAAGATGAAAGACCACTTACGTTGACAACATCATTATTGTTGAATGAGTGAATCTGTGTCGAGAAACCAATGAAGGATCCATCATTAAAGGGCACAAATTCAATATCATAAAATATCGTTGATGCAATACTTACAGTATCAATTGTCTTACCATCAAGTGATGTGACTCTTGCTTGAGCACCATTACCACCACTATTCGAATTATCAAATACTACAGAATCGTTGATCTTATAGTTAGAACCACCGGTCAATATACCTACACCTTCTATAACACCCAGAGACGCTGAGGTTACCTCTATAACTTGTTTGTTGACAATATTGGAGTTGAAGATATAGTTATACCCATTTTCTTCATTATCAAGGTTATAGTAATATGTGTTTCTCAACCAACGATCACTTTGAATATCGTATTCAGTTTGATTAGAAGATGATCTGAAATTAAAGTTGTTCGGAACTGAATGATATGAATCACCAATCAGATAAGGGAACTGTGGTCTTCTGAATCCTTGGAAAGGGCCAATAGAATCGTTGATTCTATTAATAGTTGCAAAGTATGCATAGACACCATTTGGATAATCTGGTGTTACACAAAATCTACCGTTGTGTTCATCAAGATCGCCACCTCCAGTGTAGACGTAATCTTCAACGAAGAAGCCTAAAGAATACTGGGAGGCAGATGGTCTGTTTACAATGTTAGACCTTAATTCATATCCAGACTTCATCTCCCTTACAAAACCTGAACCAGAAGCTTCAGTGAAACCATATGGGCCATAAATTGGATTACCATCATATGCCCAACCAATAATTGGTGAGTGAAATATATTTGAAACCTCAACACCATTTACCAGAGTGAGATCTGGAACACCATAGTTGGTATTATCTTCATCAGTTCCAGTAATGACAAAAGTATTCTGTCTTAATGGACGTGGTGCATACAAACAAGAGTATTGCAATTCATCATCACTAATACTATTATCAAGAAAACCATCATCATCACCAATGACATTGAGATTTCTTTCGAATATGTTGATATTCCACTGGTTAATCATTGGATCAACCACAACTTCATTACCGGCAGCAGTTACCTTGATGGATGTTTTATCGGGAACATAACCTGCACCAGCTTTGATAATTTTGACAGCTACAATTCCACCATTCTTAAGAACTGGAGTAAGAACTGCATTCTTACCAGTTGATGTTTGAAGTTCAAGATCAGGAGGAGAGTTATATCCACTTCCAGAATTATTAACCAACACATCTACAATCTGACCATTGTTAACAACAGGGATCAGAATTGCACCAGAACCACTAAAGAGTGTTACTACTGGTTTTCTATCAAAGTTAATAATTTCAGATGAACCATAACCAATACCACCATTAGTGATATCAATAGATTCTACATTACCTCTGAATACTGGTTGAACCTGACATGAAAAGTCTTGATCAGTTCTAGTAGAAACACCAGTTATACCATCAATACTAACGGTAATAGGTTGATAGTTAAATGAACCTGAACCAATGGATCTTAAGTCAACAGAAATATTTTTGTCATAGTAGAAATTAGGATTAGTACCACCAGTTCCAACTTCTGTCAATGAGAATCTATCATTATCAAGTCTTACAACATAATAGTTCTTTGATTCTACAAGACCATCAATAGGTGTGGAACCTGCAGCATACCTTACAACCTCTTTTGTGGAGTAACCATGATTACTAATAGTAAACTCATTTGCTGCAGTATTAACACCAACAATACTTCTCTGTTTGTTTTCATATCCAGTACCAGGATTAGTTACAACAACAGAGGTGACAATATTCTTAAGTGTGGAAGATTGGAATCTATGAACACCATTACCAAAGAACCGTAGAGGGACTGTATTAATACCAGCAACAGAGTCATCAATGGTTTCATAAAGTTTTACAGTCTTACTGTCTATGACTCCAACGTGATATGAGGCGGCAGTAGAAAGACCTCCAACGGCATTCTGACCATCTGTTAGATAGATTACTTCCTCACTGTCTCTAAACTTGTGATAGGTGGAAAATCCAATGGTACTAGATCCCAAACTTACCTGTGCAGAATTCTGTTCTGCATTAAATGATACACTATGAGTTACAGACGAAAGTCTAACTTCTGCGGATGCATTAATACCATTACCACCAGATATGGAGACAAAGGGTCTGTCTTGGTAATCAAAACCACTATCGAGAATATCAATTCTTTCTAACTGACCCTTGACATTTACAGTACCAGTTGCACCAGTTCCTACATTATCATCAATTCTTACGATAGGGGGATTGATAATATCATAACCCCTTCCACTATTTGTAATTTTAAGTTCGGTTATATTACCATAATTCACTTTGTTAGGAGATTTATAGTTTAGAATCTCTACACCATTATTCAGAATACCGGTGTATCCAGAAACAGTTTTATATTCACCACTCTTGTTTATAGGTGATAGTATTTCTCTATAGATTGATTGCGGTTCAAATGTTTTATTGTAGAAATTGAAGTATTCAAATTTGACTTTTGATACTGTACCATTCAATGTAACAAAGATATCATTAAAAAGATTTGATCTACTTTTTGAAAGTTTGATACTAAGACTATCAACTCTCTTGACATAGAATACACCTTCAGTAACATTATCAAATGTTGATAGAACTGATGTAGTAATTGTATTTCCATCACTATCTGTGGTTGTAGTGATAGATTTACCTGGAGTGTAGTAGATAGCATCACCAGTATAAAAACCATGCTCACCACTATTCAACAGTTGAATAGTATTATTAGTCGCAGTACCACTAAATGTCAAAGATCTGTTATATGGATTTATTAAAACATTTCTGTATGATGGAATTGAATTGGATGAAACAAGAAGGTCGTCATTAAACTTAGAGTAAGTATTCTGAACATTTGTAAAATACTTATTCAAATAAGAATACTTCGTCGAGTTTGTATAAAGTATTTGGTTCTCTGCTCTATACTCTTTTGACGAATCAAGTAACGTTTGTGTATTTACTGAAAACTCTTTTCTAGAAGAGATTGCCGAAACAGTTCCTTCGGTAATAATATTATTTTTATCAATAAAGTGAACTTTATTACCAATCTCTAAGAGATGATCTTCATTTAAAACAATACTATATTTTTTTGAACTAAGATCAGTTAAATTGAATGATTGTACTTTCCAACCAGTTTTAATATTTAAATTCCAGTTTTTTGTTTTCTCTGTATTCTTCTCAATACCAATAGACTGAATTTGAATTGTATCATCCTTCTTTAGAGAAAAGTTCTTCTCCTCAAAGGTAATGTTCTTAAGTGCTGTAGAGATCTTTACCTCAATCTTCTCTTGAGACTCACTTTGATCGACATATGCATAAGCAAGATTGTATAGGGTAATATCTGTTCCCTTTTTGATTATATTACTTACTGGAGAGACGTTAAAAAACTGATTATTGTTTTTGGTCGAGTATGATGCAATATACTCATTGGTATCAACATCAACAGTGTCTAATGTTCCTTCTTCTGGAAAACCAACTGTCGAATCTACATCAATGTATGTTGAACCAATTGAAACGTCATTTAGAACTTTTGTCTTTTGATTTGGTACAAAAGAACCTAAAACAGTACCGTCTACATTGATATCTCTCTGATACCCAAGATCAAGACTGACTTGATAGTAAACTACTCCATTATATACGACGGGTCTGACATTACTTACAGAACCTCTGGCCCCACTACTGTCCTGGAAAAGAGTTTTATTCCTGAGATCCATAGGATCACCAAGATATTGCTCAACAATAATATCATTGGTTACCTTGAAGTTTGCATTGGAAGGTCTTAATAGAAACTCACTGGGTCTGATAACCTCTACATCTTCACCATAAAGTGCTCTGAAAAGAATTTCAAAGGATCTATCAGTTCCTTTTGATTTATAAAAACTATCTGAATGATATATAAAGTTCTCTTGATTCAATCCAGAATATAAAGTTCTATCTTCAAAACCAGGGACAACTTGTGACTTTAGTTTTAATAAAAACTTTTGTAAGAAGAGAATATTTAAATTCTTTATTTCTGCATTTTTAGTGTGAGTATCAGCCTCTGTTGTAGTGAATACTAACTCATCGGGAGTGTTGGATCCTTCATATGACGTTACTGCACTAAAACCCCTTCTACAGTTCTCAAAAGTTATATCAGTTTTATATTCGTAGTAAATAATCTCATCGTCAATCTGAATCAAACCATCTCTAGTTGGAAATCCTTCGGTAAAGTTTTCTGTAGAGTTTGTCGTAATTGTCGTATCAGTATATGATAAATCTGCACCAAGAATTGTGGAGGTTTTGAGGTGGGTTAATTCCTCAACCTTTACATATTGGTCAATATTCTGAACAATATCATACGTTCCACTTTCAAATTCTTGCGAAACATAATACTGTTTTAAGAAATCAACAAGAAGTGGGTAGTCGTCTCTAACATAGTCGGGAACTTGACTCTCGACAATATTCTGGAACTTAATTCTATCTACTGACATTCTTTATTATCTGATGAGAGATCCGTTTGTATAACTGGATGATACTATGTAATTTGTACCCGAAATATCATTACCAGAGGAAATGTTATCGGAGATGGTACTTATTGTGGATTTTGAACTGTCCAACTGTAAGTAGAGATCCTGATAACCGATTACATCGTTTGAATATGGAGAAATAGAAATTTCAATTAGTGGAACAGCCCTACTCACAACTGTTGATATAATATTGATTGGATTCAGTTTAATTTCACCTTTAACATAATCAATAGTTCCAATTGACTGTTTCAATATGACAGGTTCTGTTGGTGAGTTCAACTTGAACAAGAATATGGATCCTGTCTTCAAATCAGTGTTTGGTCTATCACTGAGATAAACGGTATCACTGATACCACTAACCTTAAATCCTGATGATTTAATGTTATAACCAAGTTCACTCTTGACGTGGAAACGATTTCCGTAACAAATTTCATATTCGGTAAAACTATTTAACACAGGTTCCAAATCCCTTCTCATGGTCACTGTGGTGATATTCGAAGTTATCGAAATATTACTGTCGTCAATAATTTTTTGAAACTTACTATACTTAAATCTTGCACCGAATCGATTCAACCCTCCAGATTTTGAATATCTATCAATGTTCTGAATGATCAATGTCCTAACAAAATCAGCAGAAGGTGCAACTTCTGGATTGTAATATACTTTGACATCAGTCTCAACATACAAATACTTTAGATCAACAATCTCTGGAAGAATACCGACAACAGAATATTTCTTCAAATCATCAATAAGATTCTCTTTGATATCGGTAGAAAGATATACTCCATTATTTGGTTTCACACTTATAAAGACCTTACCATATGCTGGAGGTGTCAGAACCTCTCCACCAAATGCAGATACAGATTCAGTCTCTGTATAAAGTTTAGGAACAAGCGCTTCATAGTCGGCTGCAGTAACTGCCCTGTTCTGTGATGCATAGATCTGTGTTGAATATTTCTTAACGGATTCGGTAGATTCAATATCCTTTCCACCATAGGAAGCAGTATTGATAGTTATCAGTGAGATACCGTTGTTAACTGTAATACCATTATTATCTACCAGAGTACCAGAGAATCTAAATCTATTAATACCATCTGCAACCGAACCAGCACAAACTGGGTAACTAACACTAATATAGTTTGGTTCTTCTAACTTTTTACCAAATACACCATCACCAAATAAGACCTCATATCTTTCACCATCTGTTTCTTTGAGGAAGTATACTGAAGAAGTATCATCAACCTCAAACAAACTATCAGCTAGTGTATATTTCTGTTGAATTGAAGATGTCTCCGACTCTCTTACAATGACACTTATCAAATCAGTATCAATACCTACATTAGAAAGAATAAACTTCTGGTTAGGAAGTCTAGAACTTACCGTGAATGATTGGGTAATATATGTTCCTTCATAAACGTCAATATTCTCAAACTTCGCAAACCCATCAGAATCTACTGGTGCAGTAACAGAACTAGGAACTATAAAGGTAAAGTTCTGACTTGAAAACCTTACGCTACTTGTAACACAGATACCAGAATTTAATGTGATAGATGAGGCGCTAGTCCCTCTTGCATCAATAGAGAAAGTAATATTTGCCTTCGATGCTTTCCTAGATCTTGGAAGATACCCAATGTTTCTTGCCAAGGAGACAACATTCTGTCTCAACGTAGCACTATCAATGAACACTTCATTTGCCACCATATTGGTGTTATATGAAGTGAGATATGTGTTATACGCTAACACATCAACAATTGTTGAAAGGTTGGACCCTTCAAAGTCGTAATCAGTAAAGTTTGAATTCGCTTTAAGATAATCCTTAATCGAAGTCTTTATCTGATCAAAATCTAAACTACTGAAATTTACTAAAGGCATCTATCTACCTAGTGGGTTCTAATGCTAATGTTAATTCCTGTGTCGGAACATTTATTCCAACAACTTCATACTGAATAGTTGCATCCATTGTAGCCTCATCATAGTTGGGTTTAACTAAGACTTCAATAATCTCAACTCTGGGTTCATAATTTTCAATAACTAAAATAATTTCATCACGAATGATAGTTGCTGTTTGTTTATCCATGTTCTCAAAGAGAAGATCATAAACACCAGAACCTAAGTTAGGTTCAAATGGTCTTTCCCCCCTCTTTGTCAGAATCAAATTACGAATCGATCTTGCAATTGCAGTCGTATTTTTAATTGCAATCAAATCATTATTCAGGGGGTTAGTCTGAAACGAAGCACTAATGTCCTTAAATTCTTGACTGACCCTTTGAACTGGCACAACAATACAGGAATACTGTCTTTATTTAGACACTATTTTCAATATTCGTTTAATACTATCTGTTGAGCACCACAAGTACACTGATGATCAGGGTGAGAACAATCAGTTGTTTCAAAAAGTCCATCAGTGTTCACCTTTTTCTTTGTGTTCTTTGGTGTGAGATTATCATTTGCAATCTCACGAAGCATGTTGTCTTGATTTTCCATCTATGATAAATCCCCTACGGTGATAACCTTTATCTTCTATGTATCTGTATCCACTTGATTCTTCTAACTCTGGGATCTGCTGATCATCCCATACAGGAATAGCAATTGTATTGTTATATCTAAAGTTTGGGTTTCTTCTAAAGTGAACCTCAATTAACTTACCACCAATAAATTCACAATTAATCCACTCATACTTATCTCCTACATCATTCAAGACCTCTGGGAACTCCACAGTCCTCTCTAAGGCCTCCCATTTAGTCCATTGGTAGAGTTTATCTTTACTGTCTCTAGTACCTCTTACAACTAATTTTGATTGTTTGTTCTGATAATCGACTGAGATATGTTCTCCTTCAAATATCTCACACCAAAACTCTGCAGGATGTAAATGTTCTGTGTCTTTCGTTATCTCTTCTATCTTACTGTATCTACTCATACCCAAGATATTAAAACATGGGCGAACAATATAAAAACCAGGGTTAGGAACTTCTAGTCCAGCTGGACCACAAGTATAACCTAACACCTGGCTTAGTTGTAATTTATTATAAACCCACAGGTCTTCTGGATGAATTGAAAACCATTCTTCAGACACTGTGAGATGATAACTCATTTACCTTGACCCCTATACCTCTTCTTTGCACCATTGCGAGAAGTTGCACTGAGTAGTGTATATTGTGAACGACCTTGACGGGTCTTCTTTGGTTTTGCGGGAATATAGTTCCCACCTTTCATCATAGCCATAGTTAATTACCAGTTAGAAAAAGTGTACGTTAATATTATATCAGATAACCCTAGTCTTTTCATGTCCTACACGAATACGAGGATCACACCAGATCTCAAATCCAGATTCAATTGCATCGAGACAGAATGAAACATCCTCTCCACACATATCTTGAACAGCACCTGACTCAAAGACTTGCATCTTAGGAGCAAACCAAGGATACTTCATACCCTCATTCTCAAAGACACCATTCTGAATCATTACCCAACCGAAACCAGTGTAGTCAACAGTAAATGGCTTCTTACGTTTCTGAATACCATCAACCATCTCATGATTCATCACACCACCATTGTTGCGGAAGTCATCCTCATCCAACCAATGGGCAACTGATGTAGTACGACCATCTTCAGTTGAATACCAACCAGCAACAATCTCTTTCTCTTCACCTTCACTATTCAATGCAAGGTCACATAGTTGCCAGAACTTATTAGTATCAAATACAATGTCACTATCGATCCATAACTGATAGTCATACTCCAACTTACCATCCCATGGAATCTGATCTGGTCCACGTAATACATTGGCACCCAAACACTTACAACGTGCAAAGTTTACCATCGAAGAGTAGTCTTGACTAATCTGAATACTCATCCCATTCTGAACCATGTCGAAACATAGTTGAACAAAGTTCTTAAGATAGGTATAACTCACTCCACGACCAGGAAGACAGAAGACAATCTTCTTTCCCTTCATTCGTTCTTTAATTGCAACATAGTCCCATTCTTGAGTACTACTCTTACTCTTGGGTGTTGCTGCTTTAACGGTGAAACCCTTCGCCACGTTCAATTCTCCAATAAATGTGTATAAGTTTTGTTGTTGACTATGTAAGAAATAGTAGCACGATGGACACCATACTTCTCACCTAACTGAACTGTTGTGTAACTTCTATTATTATACAACAGTCTTATCTCTTTGACAACACTATCTGTTAATTTAGAATTACCATTACTCTGACCTTTTTGGTTGCCAGTGTAACATCTCCCTTTTGTTACCTTATCTTTCACGTTGTCCGTATTAGTTCCAGAAAATAAATGAAAAGGATTTACACAAGAAGGATTATCACATCTATGTAGACAGTGTAGTTCACCTAAAGGTTCTGCATAATGAATCTCATATACAACTCTATGTACTCTTAGGTTCTTACCATGGTGGTGTAGTATACCATACCCACCTTTATCTTTATGTCCTTGCCACTCCCAACATATATCCTCTGAGAGTGTTTCCGGTAACTTACTATTAATCTTTTCCAATAAGTCCATATTCACTCATCACTTCCCGAAAGATCTCTTTAAGTTCTTCCCGCTCTAAGTCAGTAAACACATTCCTTGTCGCAGGTACAAAAGGCGCTGGTTCTTTATACTCCTGAACGAAACATAACTCCTCTGACCCATTGGTACTCATGTTTTGTGTACTCATCTTCATGGTCTCATAACCTCCTTAATTAATACGAGTTCTCTTCGGTCGAGAACTCCGCCCCATAAACCTTCTCATAAGATAAATCCTCTGCAGAATAATCAGTATGCATAAACCCAACGAGTGTGTTCAATAACTCCCATGACTCCTTGAACTTATCCTCTTCAAGATTATTCAATACACACTCATCCTTTAAGTAGATATGATAATACTTAGTTCCTGTCATAGGCACCTCCGATATCCTCCATAATATTTTGAGTATCTATTATAGTTTCATTATATTCAACATGTTTCACCTGTGAATCATCATAGTTATTCAGTAGGGTCATCAATACTACCGCTACGGGTAATAAGATAATACCTCTGAGTATTCTGTAAATTAAATGAAACATTAGTGATTAGCAAAAGTTTTGAGAGATTCTTCCGTAGGAGGGAAGTGTCTCTCAGTTCGGTTGTGAACCTTATGAGTCTATCATAACTCCTGGGAATTTTTTTGTGGGTCTTGGAATATCTTTTTGTTTTTTCTAAAGGGCCCTCTAAAAATACCTGGGAGATTTTTTTTATGTCTTTATATCTGCCTCGAAAAAGACATACAGTGTAGGTTAGGGACTTAGGCGTTTTTATATACGGCCTTATGGGTTCTTATGGGTTCTTATAATCCTTATGAAACGCTTTGCCGGGATCGGGGTATCATATAACCCCCCGAATCACTGTCGATTCGTTAACACTAACTGTGTCCCACTAAGTATAACTTAAGGACTACAATTTGTCAAGTTGTTAACACTAACTGTTTCGATAGTGTTATATCTGAGGGAGGAGAGATTGTCCTCCCTATGTGTTACTTACCAACCATAAATCTCTTTGATTTCTTCATCACTAT